ACTTCTGCTCTTGAAGAAGGTGGTGCTTTCGAGCTTGCTGGTGGTAATGATCGTCTCGGCGTTCTGATTGTCGGTTCTGGTATTCAGCGTCGCGAAGAGATTGATATTCGTCGTTCGATTCTGCCGAAGGATATTCCTGGTATTGTTGATCCGATTATCTCTGGTATCAATGCCGCTTTTGTAAATGGTGGTTTTGGTACGCAGGGTCCCGGTACTGCTTCTGACACGAACCAGTCGATTGCTGATGCAAACACTGACTTCATCGCTGAGCACATCCAGAACATCACTGTTTCGTTCTCGGTTGCTCGTGAAGACATTTTCGAGCTTGGCACCAAGCGTCCATTCGCGAGGGTCCCTGACTTCCCGCTTGAGGCTACGGCTTCGATTGAGGTAATCACGGCTCAGGGTGACCTGGTTGACGCTAGTTCTGCTATCGACTGTGGACCGGATAACACTACGGAATCTAACACGATCATTCTGAGAACGTGCGATGGTTTCCAGGTTGACCTCGGTGATGCTAACCGCCTAACGAGCGTTGAGCTTGGTGGTGGTGAAGCCGGTGGTGACAACATGACTGTTACTTACAACTACAGTTCGTTCAACACGTTCAACGTGTCGCACGACTTCTTCCAGCCGAACCACCGAGTCCTGGTGTTCGAGACTGGTAACAGTAGATTTAACGTTGGTGCTCCTACGTTCCGCCGTAGCGATCTAGGCATCTTCTAAGTCTCTTGAGGCCGCTTGCAGGGCGGGGTCATCGGGGGGTAGCCCCGCCCTGCGGTCTCATTTCACCCCCTTTGGTGTTAGGTTTATGCAGGTTCAGGAAATTATTGCCCGCCTATGTTCGGATAGGCGACGGGTCATCGTACCGCCAGATATTCCAAGGCCGAAAGGCTTGGATTTTATAGTTATTAAGGACTTAACTGGCGAAGATAGAAACTACTATAGTTTCATTAAGGATCTCGAACGAGATAGAGCTGTAAGGGACGGCGTATCAACCGAAGAAGAGATCATGCAGCACGCTCGCAAGGCTGGCTATTGGAGTCAAGCTGATGATGATGTGATTGAGCGTGCCGAAGAACTAATCGCTTCTTTAAAAGAAGAGAAAGAGCGGTATGTCAAGTTTAAGTCTCGCCAAAACATTATCGATTGGCAGATTAAGGACGCAGAGGCAAAGCTGGCACATTCGCAAACAAAGTTGGGCGTGCTAAAAAGCAATAGTGCCGAGTATCTAGCTCATGAGATCGCATGTTTGCACTTGGTTCGTCGCACCGCCATGGGCCCCAATGAGTCCAATCTTTTTTCAAGCGAAGAGGAAGTCGTTGAAATGAAAGCAAGGCACCCTGAGTTTGTCTTTTTTCTAGTTAAAGAAATCATGACAGAGGGTGTTATTGAGGCAACCGACTTAAGGAAAGTTGCTCGTTCTAATGAATGGCGATTAACGTGGAGTTTAAGTCGTGAGAACTTGCCCGTAGTTTTTAATCGTCAGATTTCTGATTTTTGTATCAATCACAAGGTTTTAATTTACTGGAGTCGATTGTATGATCTTGCTTTTGAGTCTCACGAGCCGCCTGACGCTAGCATCATTGAAGATGACGAACTGTTTGATGAGTGGCTTAAGTCTCGCGACAACGAATCTACTAAGTCTAAAATGCGTGATGTTGCTGCCGGTCATCAAGAGCGTGGTGCTGTACTAGATGGGTATTATTCAGAAGAATGTACTTGCGGTGCAAAAGAACAAAACCGAGACAAAAAGCTGGGCGAAAAGGTTCAACATGCTTTAGATTGTCCGTGGGGCACATGGGTTGAATATACTTCCCAACAGAAAGAAAAACAATCACAATTGGTTTATGGTCGTAATTCTAAAGGAATCAGACATATCATTAACAAGACGCAAGAAAGGGTTGATGAAGTAGGTTTAGCAGAAGAACAAAATCTGTATGACAAGAAGACTCGTTCGGTGTTAGGTATGCCGACAAAAGTAGTAGGTAAAAACAAATGAGAAAGAAGAATGACCCTTCTCGCGATCAATTGGCCAGGAGCCATGATCGTCGCATTAAACATTTAATGATTAGGGTGTTACAGAAGTTTGAAGATATGTTCCCAGATGTGGATGACACACGAGAAGGACAGATTTTCAAGGGCGATGTTCGTAATGCCTTTAATGATGTTATTAGGGCACAACGTGACGAAATTCATGACTATGATGTTGATTATAGGCCCTTAAAGATGACGGAGGATAATACTCTGGCCATGACTCAGACTTTTATGCAGTCTGTTAAAATGGTCCATTTTGGCTGGAGCAAAGAGCCATTCTTTTGCATCATTGCCTCTGAGGGCAACAGGAGAGTCATGGAGGCATTAAGACACGAATTGGGGGCCGGGGTGCTTTTCGACGGCGTAGATGAAAGGACCGGCGAGGCCACCCTGCATCTAGAGATTGTTGGTGTAGAAGATTGTGTAAATAGTGTATTATTGGTTATGGACAAATATCGGATGCATTCCGATGTTCGTGAGTCATACATCGACTGGAGGAGAAAGGTAGTTAACGCTTATAGAGGGCTAGGAAATGGAAAGAACATTTAAAGCAGTTGATAGGAATGGTGGCATTGTTGATTTTGAGCTTGTTACTCCAAGCGTTGCCGTAGAAAATGAGGGTGAGCGACACTATAGAGTTGCCTTTAGTAATGCTCTCAAGGAAGGTATTTTTCCTCGCGAAAAGATGCGAGAAGTAATGCGTGAATACGGCATGTGGTCGGAAGAAGACGACAAACAGCTTAAAGAGGCTGTCGGCAAGATTGCCGTGCTTCAGATTGAACTGAAGCAAGCTGAGACCGAAGGCGACGAAGAGAAGTGTTCTGAGCTTGCCCGAGAGATTGCAAGCACACGCCGTCGCATGTGGGAGCTTTTCTTAGTTCAGCAATCTGTGTATATGAATTCTGCCGAAGGGGTTGCCGAACTTGTTAAGACCGAAGCAATCATGGCGGCCTGTACGGTCGTTAAGGCTACTGGAAAAAGATACTGGGAAAACTATTCAGAGTTCGTGCGTGAGCGTGATTTGAACCAGAGGGCCACGGTGTACACGCACGTTGTTGAATTGTACACGAAAATTCTAGACAATGCTCGCAAGGAGTTAACAGACGATTATCCAGAATACAAGTACCTCAAGGCGACAGAGGAAAGAATGCTTGATCGCGAGGTAGAGGAAAAAGTTGTTGATATTCTTTCCGAGCGTGCTGAAAAAGCGGAGTCTACAACCAAAAAGAAAACCGTGAGAAAGAAGCGTGGGAAAAGGGTGGCAAGTAAACCTAAAGCGGAATGACGCTGAAATCAGGACGGCTGTTGCCCGTGCTTGGTCGTCTATGCTCATCGACTTGGAAAAGTGGATGAGGTCTGAACTTGTTCCTCTATTGATTTTTGGAGGCAAAGGAATCCAAGGAATTGCTCAAACTGAGTTCTTTCGTTTCATTTCAAGCCCCGAGGGGTTAAGTCAACTTGGTATCAATAAAGAAGACACTCTTGATTTGCTTAGTGCGTACAAGAAAAGTTTTGAGATCAAAAGAAAGGGGCAGGAAATTTCTTTTAACTTTGGAGATACTACCAAACTTAAAATGATGACTCCTCATCCTTATTCTGGCGTAAAAAACCTACAGGTTGAGTCTTGGCTTGAGTGGGTTGTTGATAAAGAAAAGGTTGCATCTGGTTTTGTAAGTCGTGACAGGCTTCCTGATCGTCTACAAAAAAGCATTCGTTTGAATGAACCTCTTGGTGGTTTGATGTTACCGAGAAATAGCTTTGGTAGCACTGGCCTCTGGCAGTTTCCAGAAGCCTTAACTGATTATGACAGAAAGTGGCTTGAAAACAACGAAGATAATATTCTTCGTTTAATTCGCGAAGAGGCTGGTCGTATTCTTGTACGTAAGCTAAATTGACATGAATAAGAAGATTCAACTTAGTGCAGTTTTAAAACTTGTTGATGCCAAGATCAACTCGCAAGTTTTTCGTAAAATTAGTCAGGCTACTGCTGGGATGCCTGCTAATTTACAGAAGTCTGTACGTAACTTAAACGCTGCGAATACTTCCGCTCGTACTTTAAATAACAGCCTCCAGAAAACTAAACGTACTCTCAACGATAACGAACGTGCCGCTCGATTGTTCTTGAATCGTGTTGCTCAGTTTGCTATTCTTCTTCCAACGTTTGCTACATTAAATAGGGCTATTCAAGGCAGTGTCAAGTTCTTGTTTGAGTTTGATAGTGCGTTGCGTGATATTGTCCGTATTGACATTGCGGGACTTAAAGATCAGATGGAACAGGTTGGCGAAGCTGCCCTTCAAACTGCTACTGAATTTGGCGTAACTGGAACAGAGGTTCTTGCTACAACTCGTATTTTCAAGCAGGCCGGTTTTGATATTGCGGAATCTCAGGATAAAGCTCGTGCTGCAATTTTAGCTACTCAGATTTCAACCTTGAATTCCGCTCAGGCCGTTGAGGTTTTCATTGCTGCTTCTAAGCAGTTCGTTGGTGAAGGTGAAAACTCTATTGCCGTGCTAGATAAATTAGCGAAGGTTGAGGACGTTGCGGCCGTTAATGCTTCTGATGTTGCAGAAGCTTTTAGAACTGGTGGTAACTCGCTTGCTGAATTCTCGAAAAGTATCGATGACTCTATTGGCTTGATTGCCGCTCTTAGAGAGCAAACTCGTAAGTCAGGTCGTGAGATTGGCACCTTTTTTAAGACCTTGCAAACTCGTATTTTTGCTGCTGGCGACTCACGTAATGCTGTTGAAGCTCTTGGTATTAGTGTAGAAAATCTTGATGGTACTCTTCGTCCCACTCTCGATGTTCTCAATGATCTCAAAGGACGTTTTGATGAATTGAGTGAAGCACAGGCTGCGAATGCTGCTAAAGCTATTGCTGGGGTTCGTCAGTTCGAATCGCTCATTGGTGTTCTTAATTCACTTGATCGTGCAAATGAATTAGCTGCCGATTCGTCACAAGCTGCTGGTACTGCCGATGAAAAGAGGGCAATTACTGATGCAAAGCTAGAACGTCAGCTTGGCAAGCTTGTTGCTCAAGGACAACAGCTCGCTGAATCCTTGGGTGACGCTGGTTTTGAAGATACTTTTGCTGGAGCACTTAAGTCTGCAACCGCACTACTTAAGGTTTTTACTTCTCTAGTCGATACTGTTGGTGATCTTGGTGGCAGCTTAGCTCCGTTGCTTGCTCTTGGGGGGTTTAAAGCAGGTCAATTGGCGGGTGTTATTCCAAAGGGTGGTATTGGAAATATTTTAGGTGGTGGTTCACGCCCTGGAAGCCCTAGCTTCATTGGTCCTCAGCAACCTAATATCGATAAGTCGGGTGCTGGCCCTGCATTGAAAAAGCTATTTGCCGTTACTACCAATTCTGCTGCCGTTATTGGAAAATGGACCGCACAAACATTGCAGAATATTACAATTTCGCAAGCACAAGGAATACAGACCAACGTTAATACCAAAGCTTTTGCAGCTAACAGCCAAGCGGTTAAGGCGAATATCGCCTCTTTGCGTAAGCATGATCTTAATTTAGGACAGTTTGGTAAGTCTTTAACTGGCGGCACGGTTGGTATGACGGCGTTAACAATTGCTGCTTCTACTCTTCCTGCTGTTTTTGATTCTTTAGGAAATATGACTCGTGAGGTTGCGGGAGAGTATGCTGGTACTTTTGTCGATATTACTGGTGCTGGTGCAACAATGGCTGCTCAGTTTGCTTTCTTAGGACCAGTGGCGGCGGCTTTAGCGGGAGCTTTTGGCGTTGCTAAAGAATCAGTTTTTGGTTTAGCTGATGCTTCTGAAGAATATATTAAATCTAAATTAGAGCTATCCGAAACCCGCTTATCGTTAGGAAGAAGTTTTGGTGCTGAGGAGGTGTTTAGAAGTCAAAATGGTACTGCTGGTGCTTCTGCGGAAGAGTTTTTAGCTAATTTATCTGCAAATATTAAAAACGCTGATGTTGGCCAAGAGCTTGCCGCAAAGGTTTCAGAAACTCTGCAACAAGCAACTAAAATTGAAGCTTTTCAAAAACTTGGTGTAAGTGCTACTGAATTAAGGGATGGATTATTTGCTAATATTGGTACGATTCAATCTTTAGTGTCAAATAATCAAGATTTCATTGAAACTCTTGCTCGCCAAGCTGAGAGAACAGAACAATTAGATGAACTTAATGCTGGTCTTGCTGATGGTACACTTAGAACTGGTGATGCATTCAGATTATTAACGTTAGCTCTTGGTGCTGGCACTGGGGAAATTGTTGAAGCAACAGGTAATGTAAAACGTTTACTTGATTTTAAAGAGTTTAAAAACTTTCAAGAAATTACTGAACTTGCCGACAATATCCGTACTCTTCGCTTAGAAGTAGATGTTGCAAAATTAGGTCCAGAAGCTCTTGCTGATTCTGTAGTGCGTTTACAATCCGAACTTGCTATTGCAGAACGTTCATTTCAACAGGCGTCACTCGCAAATGCGAATCGACTTGGTAAATTAGTTGATGTTCTTGACGAATTTTCTGTTGGTCTTGATCCTGCTGGTGATTCTGCTACTGAATTTTTTAAGAAAGTCCTTGATGGAACCAAAAAACTAGATGCTAGCTCAATCAATGAATTTACTGAGTTTATCGAGCAATTGCCGCCTCAGCAAAAGAAGGCTGCTAAAGAAATTGAAACAATTCTTCGTGATGGATTGCAGTTAGAGCTTGATATTCAAAACAAGCGTAATGACCTATTAGAAGAACAGAATGCTCGTGCAAAAGCTCTGTTTGATGCTGAGTCTCAAGCTGCACAAAACGCTTTCGAATCTCTTACTAAATTCAATGCGGAACTGCGTAAGTTTGGTGATTCTGTAACTACTGATGTACTATCTGCTTTTCAAAATATTGGTTTGGAAGATGTAAGTAACGTATTGGGTGGGTCGTCTAATCTCGATGCTGGTATTCAAGAGTTGATTCAGAATGCCTTTGGAGATCCGGTAACGAAGGCACAAAATGAACTTGGTGCGGCAGCAGCAGCCGCACAGGCGGAGATTACTGTTCTAAGTGATCGCCTGATGGATGCTCGTGATGAACTCGCTAATTTGTCGGATGGTGCTGAAAAAGCTTCCCTAGTGTCAGAGATTTTAGGTCTTGAACTTGCAATTGAAAGCAAAGAGCGTGAAGCGTTGGTTGCTGCTACCGAAGCAAAAATCAAAGTTCTAGAAGAAGAGAAAAAGGCTGAGGAGGAGGCAGCCGAAGCCGCTAAAGCTCGTGCTGAACTACTTGAAAAACTTGCCGATGCGTCTCGCAATTTTGAAAACGAGTTGGGCGAAATCGAAAAGGGCTTTAAGCAGTTTCAAGAAGGAAAGATTGCTGACCTGTTAGAGCAAGAAGCTGGAGCAAGAGAGAACTTACAGCAGGCTCAGTCTGACGTCATTGATTCTACTGCCAACTTAGCGGATGCGTATCAGAATCTAATTCAGTCTCAACTACAGTTTAACAATGCTGTCGCAGAAGCACAGTTAAAGAGTAGGCTTTTGTTTAATGACATTGTTTCATTAAATGGTGGTATTGTAACGTTTAGTGATGGCTTGTCTTCTATTCGTCAGGCTTTTGTGAGTGTACTTAATGATTCTAATATTACGCTGGAAAAGAGAATTGATCTAGAAAGACAGCTTGCCGATGAAACTCTACAGTTCTTACAGCAGGCCCGCGATAGTATCATCGGTGCGGGCGTGGGCGTGTTTGGACAAAGTGCTCAGGAAAATCAGCAGCTAAGTCAGGGTATCCAGGGCTTACAGTTTGTTGCAGAACAGCTTGGTGGATCGTTTGAGTCATTCTTGCAGTTGTCGCAAGGCGAAATTAATGATCTTTCTTCTTCTTTACTAAACTTACCAGTTGAGTTTAGGCAGCAGATCCTCGATGCTCTTTCTTTCCTTCCAAGCACAGCAAACATTGGCGGATTCAGTCCAGATCAATTAAGGGAGGCAATCGGGCAAGTCGGTGCAGGCATCTCTCCTGAGGCTGGATTGCCTTCTATTGAAGAATTGACAAATCAGCAGGTTCAGCAATTGCAAATTCTGCAAGACTTAGCGTTGCAAGATGCTCAATTACAGATTAGCCAAGTTGTTGCTGCTCAAGAACAGGTTGAAGCTGCGGAAGCTCAGTTGGAAACCTCTAAGCTTCTTGAGGAGCGAGCCCGAGAGGGGCTTGCGGAAGTTCGTGACGCCGTTGTAGAAGAAAAGCAAGTGCTTGATATGGCCAATGAACAACGTCGTGAGTTACTTAACGCCGTTGTTGCTGCTGACGACAAGAACACCTTGTTTGCTATTGAAAAAGAAGCTCAGTTGTTTGCAGAACAAAACAGTACATTCCGTGAAGTTGGTGACAATATTGTTCGTGGTATTTCGAGTGCCATTGGTGCCCGTCTAGCTGTTCTTGAGGCTGCCGTAAATATTACTGGTGCAGCAAATGGTTACATTCCTAATTTTGCTGGTGGAAACTTAAGCCCCATGGAAGCCGCTGGGTTACTTAAAGCCGCATCTCGTGAAAAACGTGCGATGCCCGGTGGTGCTTCGTTAGCTGTTGCCAATACAAGTGAAGCTATCATTCCAATGAATCGTGGCTTTATTCCTAATTTTCAAGATGGTAATTTGAGTCCAATTTCGGCTGGTATTTCTGCAATCAAGCAAATTAATGAAACCGTTGTGGCCGCAATTTCTCGTTCGGTGACTCAAGCTCTTTCTGACCTTGGTGGAGAGGAGAATCAAACTTCTAGCCTTTTAACGGAAGTGATCGGACAACTTCGTGAACTTAACAATACGATTGATGAGGTTAACACTAGTAACCTCGCTATTCAGACAAACACCGCCGCTGACACTACTGGAACTGCTACTACTGGGGCCGGTACATCTAGCGATGTTACTATTACGCTTCAAAGCAATCAAAACAACACCATCTCTGTTACTGGTCTTGAATCACTACCAGAGGAAATTACTAATGCGGTCCGTGAGGCTGCCGTGGAACAGGTCGATGCTGAGCTTACCGAGCTACTAGATCAGCTTGATTCGATCTTTGTTTCATTGCAAGAGAGAGGCATTATTAGCTCGTTTGGTCAATCGCGATGACAGTAGAATCAGTAGTTACTAACCCACCGCTTTCAGCCGTTGAAGTCTATTACAATGGCTGTAAAATTGTGCCCGCACCGCTAATTGATTGGACTGTTGAGCCTCAACTTAGCGATGATAATGTTCGCGTCTCTGACTTAAATCGCATTGTTTTGACTGGTACGACACTTATTGTGCCGTCTGGTAGCTATGAACAGATGTACACAAAGCAAGAGGCTTTGCGTAATGCTTTTTCTGAAAACGACAAGGACTTTGTAATTCTTGCTGGCCCAGGAAACAAAACTCTTTCGGAAGGAGAAATCATTTGCTCTGGCTTGAAGCCACGGGTTACAAGTCTTAACATTTCCCCCGATATTCAAGTTCAACGTTTTGATTGGTCTGTTGAGCTAGAGGATCTTGTTACGGTTTCTGGCGTTAGCGGTGTTACTTCTAGTTTGAGCGATCAATGGTCTTTTGCTGAACAACAAGATTCTTGCACCGTTCAGATTACGCACTCTATTAGTGCCGAGGGGCCTGACGGCGAAACTGACAAGTTTGAACAAGCTCTTAGAGCGGTTCAGTCTCGTATTGGTATCGACAAGTTGCCACTATCAATTCCCTACTTTGTCGAGCCAAATGCGTCTGGATTGTTCGATATCACGCATCCTTCAAATCCAAATGGCGGCCCCATTTTTGAAGTATCTGTACAAAGGGAAGAAACCGCCGATATTGCCAATGGTACTTACTCTATTACGGAAGTATTTACTATCGTCAGTGGAGTACCGTTTTACTTCTCGCAACGTACCGAATCTTTTGAAGAAGATCAGAATGGAATTGCGAACGTAACCCTTGCTGGTACAGTACAAGGATTGGGAAGAACTATTACGACAGATCAGGCCCTTGGTGGCAATGGATTTGATCGTGCTTCTTCTGGATTCTTAAATGTTATTCAGCCACAACTCAAGTGGGATGCTTCTGGCGTTTATACCAAGTACAAGCCCGGCGGATCTTCTAGTGGTCTTGTTATTTTTAATCCAAGATCCTATTCTATTACAGAAAATAGGTGTCGTGGAACAATTGACTTTAGTGTTTCCTATACGGATGATCCAAGTGCTAACTTACCAAGCGGTATCGTTGATCGCACATGTAGCGTTAGTACCGTTGAAGGCGTTAGGGTGAAGGCTTCCCAGGCAATTCCATTCAGAAGACTTGGAAATATCATTCAGGACATGAAGACCACAACCGAGGGAACTATCAGTATTCAATGTCAAGCACAGTCTAAGAATACTGGCCAGCCTATCTCGGACACCAATAGAGCTATCGAAGCAGTTCAAGACGAAATTAACAGACTTAAGAACATTCATGCTAATGAGGCTAATTTTGTAACGCTGCGTATTTCAAATCTAAATCAACAGTTTAGTGAAACTGATTTAACTTGTACTGCATCTCTTGACTTCATTTTTACTATCGACCTTTCGGACGCACCGGCTGTTGGTTCGGATATTTCCCTGAGGACAATCTAATGACTGACTTTCCAAGCGTAGAATGGATTCAGCAAAGCCTTACAACTGATCCATCTGGACAAAGGGCGGTAAAGTCACCTGCCGCTGGTTTCATTCGTGAGATTGGCACTGGTGGTGGAGAGGTATTGGATTTTGGTCAATTAAATACTACTGGTTCTGGTGCAATTACTGATACGCTACTTTGTTATGCACGAGTTGATGACCTGGGTGATGCTAGCGGTGTTTTCAACATGCGTTTCTTTTTGAGCAATGCTAGTGCCTTTACTGCTGGAACGTATCGATTTCTTGAAGACAAAAGACTTCATTTTGAAGATGGGTTATCATTGAATTCTGCCGCAGATAACACGCCAACTGTTGTTCCTGCATTTGCGAACTTGTCTGGTACTATTACGGAACCTGAATTTCCATTGGGTAAGCCATGGATGAGTGGACTTCTTGATAATGACGTATCTCAATATGTTTACTTGGCTATCGAAGCTGGCGTCGATGTTCCTGTCGGCACTTATGGTGGTGCTGGTGCTGGTACATTCCGTTATCGATTACTTTACGATTTTAGCTGATGTCAGAAGATATTAAATTACGCAAAGTAGAAGATAAGGATGCTAACGAGCTTCCTCGTGGAGTTATTGCCATGACGCTTGGCGACAAGGTTGTTTTCGTTAAGCGAGTTGTTGGACGAATGATGCCCCTTCCAGAAGAAGAACAAGAGCGTTTGCGTTCTAAGCATGTAGTTGAATGAGTATCCTACCCGTTATTCGTGTCTTTGAATGGGACACAGATGAAATCGCTAGTCCTGCTGGAAATAGAAACATTCCAGGCGGGTCGTTTGCATTTAAAAGAATTGTGTCTTCGGGATGCTCTACATTCGACCCCGCGAGCCCGGCGACAACTTCTGGCACTTTAGATTTCAGAACAAAGTTCGATCTAACGGGCGATTCATTTGCGTCTCATTTAGACTCAAGGCCGGTAGCTATTACTTTTAACTTGGCTAATAGTGGTGTTGCCATTTCTGATATGCGACTATATCTGTCTGACGATTCCGCATTTCAGGGGTCTTCCGATCAGGGGCTTGACAGAGGATTTGTACAAATGGCCGCAAGCGGCTCCAATTGGTTCTACGACTTCCGCATGCCCTCTGGGTCCGCCCCTCGCCTACCATTAACCATTCCAAGCGACGCAAATATCAGACGACAAGACGGTGCTGGGGGCTTGGCTGGTCAAGACGACTTAAACTCTTCTGAATTCGTTTATTTAAATGTTATCCTGCCTCTAGGTACTCCTTTTGGGACTTATGGTGCTTGTGGATCAGGTTTATTACGTTTAAGTTTAGTTTATAACTTCTGGCCGAATGATTTTCTACTAGAGTTTTAGTGTATTACATGATGAGGCAATCCGCCTCTCGAACGTTCGAAAAAAGGAGGTAAATTCCAATGGCTACGTTTAACGCTGCTTCTAGCACTAACAACGCTAACCAAGTTCTTTGGAGCCACAGCACTAAGCTGGCTTACCATACTGACCGTGCCGTTTCTGGTACCGCTCGCGGTGGTGAAGTTGAGGCTGTCGAAAACCTTGGCGTGGGTGTTGCCGCTGGTGATCCGTTCACCAACCTCACCTGATTAGTTAATTGCTAACTAGAACCTGAGGGGCCGTCATTCGTGACGGCCCCTTAGTGTATTTATACTCAGAACGTAGCGTGTTGCTTAGTTCTGGGAGAAAGGAAATGGTTAAAGCGTTTTTAGAGCACGAAGGTAATCGTGCGACGCTCCACTTAACGACTCATTTTGGCGATTCCGTTAAGTTGGAATGTGAAAAAAGTGATGACGAAGAGTTTCGTCTTGGTGGAACTGCGGTGAATGAGGTCGCGGTTTTCGAGGGTGTCGTGCTAGACTCAGCCTGTGATCTTGCTCATTCGTCTATGGCTAGAGTTCGTGGCTTCCATTCTGAGCAAGAATTCTTTGATACCATTGGCATTCTGTCTCCCGAAAATTGGCCGCAATCAGATAGGCACTGCTATTTAACAGAATACTATCCATTAGACATGGAGGGCAGGCGTCCTGGCTGGTTTGTCAGTCGTAAGCCATTGTCTAACCCAAATTATCTATTTGTTAACTTAGACATTGTTGATGGTGGTGGCAATGTTTTAAGACGTTATCGAGTTTCGCCTTTTACCGGCGAGAGTGTTGAGCTATGAATCTAATTAATGATGGAAATCTGATTGGTTTTTGGCCGCTGACCGAACCTAGCGGTGCTCCATTCTTTCGTAATTACTCGATGACGTATGGAGGAAATCCTAGTGGGATTTCATTTGACCTTCATGTGGTTTCGTCTAACTCGCTTATTAGTGATGGTGCGTCTTCTGATCACGCCGCCCATTGGCCAGGCACAACTGAGTACGTCCCCGCTGGTTCTGGCTTTTCTCGTTTTGGATTGTTAATGCAGGGTGAATATGAGGGGCCGCGTGACTCTCAGAAGATTCTTACTCTTGGGCATGTTGACTTTAATACTAGAACCTCCTCGATTGCTGGCCCCATTAATGGCAGCGGTGTTTCAGTCGGATTTTGGTGTTTGCCGACGACTGATGGTTTTACTGGATATAGCTCTGACGCTACTGCGGCTGGAGAAGTAGATCAGGCTCGTGGTAATTCAGTAATTACTCGTGGTGATCGTGATTCTGCATTTACGATTGGTGTTTCTGGTCAATTGAGTGGTGGCAGTCAGTTCGGAAATGATGAAAGACTTGATGCCTATGCTTTAATTTATTCAGATCGTTCGGCCAATCCTACGACTGGTATAAATGCGGCTGTCGTTAAGTCTCCGATTGAGTCTGGTCACATGGTACACGTAACGTGTGTCTACGAATATGTTGATGGCACAAGTAATGAATTGCGTATCTATGCAGATGGCGTTCTTCGTGATAGTATCACTACAGATGTGGACATGACGATTGATGACCTTAATCTTCTAGATAACGCATGGTCACTTGGCGGTGCAGAAGACGGCACCACGACTATTCGTGAGTTTTCACAAGCAACTGGTTTCAATAAATTGGTTTCTGGTGTCTACATGTTTAATCGTCCACTTACAAATGCGGAAGTGGAGGAGATCCATGGACAAGGGGGATTCCAAATTGAAGATGGTCGTCTTCGTTCTGGTTTTGAAGTGGATGTTGCTGATTCGACCTTATTGACTTATTGTACTGTTCGCAATGATAGTTTGTCTGATGTTAGCTTAAATAAATCACCACTTATTGCTTCTCAAGGTGCTGGCGAATTTTCGGAGCACGCCTTATGTCCGGGCCCATTTGGAAGTGTAGGATTCGCACGAACGAACCCTACGACATCTAGGCCAATCTTTTTTAGTAGCGGTGTTTTAGACGCCATTGTTGGCTCAAGAAGTTTTACAATTGGTGGACACGTTCAGCAGGGTTCAGTAGACCAAAATAATGATTTCGGTTTTCAAGCTGGACTAGCGTTTAGCATTGGATCCGTTAGTGATAGATTTAACACGGATAGCACTACAGATTCCACATGTGGCTTCCGTATGGGGGCCTCTAATGATGTTGATGGGACCAACAATAAGTTCTACGCACAAATTTTTGATAGAGGTGTTTTTAGCGAGAACACTCTGCTGTCATCCAATAACTTTGAATACGGAGATCGTATTTCTACTTCTTACGTTTTGTGTTATGATGACCAAACTCGTGGCGTATCTTTTTATGTAGATGGAGAGCTTGCACAAAGTGGAACAGTAACACATGATTTTGGCTCTCATTTAGTTGGATTAGTTGGTAGTGGTTTCCCACTTGTTGTTTTAGGTGGACTTCAAAGTGAGGTTAGCAATACACTCACTACCCTTTCTGTTCAGGCGGGCGGTGAGGATGCCGCTGTTTTTAGTGCTTTTGCGTTCGCTCGTCCGCTCTTGCCGGAAGAAGTTCGTTTTGTTGTTTCGAGCGGGATTAACGTCTCAAGCTTGGAACGCACACCACATGACCCAAGACTTGTTGGGTATTGGCCAGCCGACAACTTTAATATTGGTGATACTATTATTGAAGATCGTTGTGCAAGCTGGCGACGCATGGCTGCTAACCTGTCTTGGTCTGCAAATGACATTCTTTGGAACAGGGTTGAAAGTGACGTGTCGTATCCGTGGTCGAACGTTGACCTGTTCGCCAATAGATCATTGCCGCCCGAACTTGCTAGCTTTGGAAACTTAGGCTTGACTTCTGGCGTATACGCTGTTATGGGTGGTTCCGCTGGTACTCGTTCTGGAAAAGGAGATGCGGGGGTTAGTGATAGTGCTTATGGCGATGTAATTTCTCGTTATAAAATGTGTGACTCAGATATTGACCTTGAGACTAGTCATGGTCAAGACATGCTTATTTATTTTGAAGTTACACCTAGCGGCAATATTCCTCCATCAATCAATGATGCCGATACAACTGAGTTTAACTCAGTCATTTATGATTTCAATGATGGGCAAGATAAGTTTCGTGGATTTTTAACCACTATCAATAGCAATCCAGATCCTCTTGGTTTTGATGCTGGCCTTGGTGGTTCTGGAGTAAGTATTGTATTTACTGGATCTGAATCTACCTTAATTACTCCATTGGCTTCTGGCAACTTAATTTATGGTACTCCAAATCAAGTTCTTCTAGCTGTTGGTTTTGATGATACATATAAAACTGCTGACTTAAGTAGTAGTGATGATTTAAAAATCAGGTTATATGTTAATGGTGATTTTGTTTATTCTAGATTGGTTCCACAAAATGTGTCTAGAATGTGGGCTGATGTTCCTCCAAAGACAACAAGTGATGACTTCATTTTGCAAATTGGTGGCTATGCGGTAGATCCAGTTTCCGTTCATGCTCCTGTAGCCGACGTTGGCCTAGGAGACAATTATGTAAGAGAGCTGGCAATCTTAAAGGGTCGCTTCACTAATGATGATCTTTTATACTTTGCTGCTTCTGGCATTGGTTCTTCGTCTTCAAAGCCCGGCTTCATCGATCAACTTTCTACAACCCAGGTTTCGATTAATAATTCGGCCCTTGAGGGGTACTATAGATTTTCTGGCGGTGCATCTGGCGAGCTTGATTTAAGTACAAAAGCAAATGATCTTGTTCTGCTGGCAAAACAAGCTTTTGATGATGGTGCTATTACGGGTGGCACTAATGTAGAATCAGTTTATAATTTGAGATTCATTCCGGGGCCACTGGAACAATCAGACCTTGGTGTTAAGTGTAGTGGTGTAAGCTATGCTGGAAATTTACCCAACCTAAATCCTATTCCGTTTTATGTAGGATCAGGTGTTGGCTTTCAGTCCCCTCAGGATGGATTTTCTGTTGGTTTCAGACTTGCGAAGCGGGAAGATCCTGGCGGCTCACTTGATTTTGAAGCTATTCTTTGCTATGGCGTAGCTCCAGATCAGGTAAATGAATCCAATACAGATCCTAACTTTGGCTGGATCATTGGCATGGATGATGACGATTGCATGCGAATGGTTCTATCTAAAGATGGCGTGTCAAATATGTACCTTGCTGGTGCTTCTAACGCTGCTCAAGCTGGCCAGTATGATGTTGGTATGTATCAAATTGGTCTTGTAAGCGATGTTGCCAACACTTATGAACAATTTAAGGATGGTGCTTTTGAACCAGCTAGATTTGACTCTTTTGCTCACTATTGTTTTACGTATGATTCGACTACAAAACAACTTAGGGCTTACTTAAACGGCACTCTGGTAGACAGAACTTATGTAGATGGAGACATTCAGAATCCTGCTGATCCTACGGCAAGACTTTTAACACTTTTCCACCACCAAGATGGTATTCCATGGGTGTTTGATGAAACTCTCACGGATTCTGATGCCATTATGACCGACTTGTTCTATTTCTCTGATACTTTAACTGATCAAGAAGTGAGATACATTGCTTTCAATGGTATTGATAGCGTTACTGGTACGGCGGTTTCTGGCACGATTGGTGGATACATGCAGGGACAAGACACCGGCTCGGGTATCATTGGTGGTCTTTCTCGCGGACAAGATAGTGCGTCGGGAATCATGGGCGGTTACCTTGCCGCTGGTACTATTGCAAGCGGCTTGATTGGTGGATATGTTTCTGGCGTAGTGTTCGGTGACGGAACCATTGGTGGCTTTGTTCAGGGTCTTGATACAATGTCTGGCATCATGGGGGGCTATATGGCCGCATCTGATGTTGGTTCCGGCATGATTGCTGGTTACATTCAAGGCCAAGATGTTGCCTCTGGTGTCATTGGTGGATTGATCATCGGTGGTCAACTCGCTAGTGGCATTTTGGGTGGACATATGTTTGCGTCTGACCAAGCCAGCGGCGTCTTGGGTGGATTTATTATTGGTGGACTTCAAGGCAATTTTGATTTTGATGCAAGCTTTACTGTTGAAGCTATTGCCGCTAAGGATTTTGATGCTCAGCTTGAAATTGCTAAAACAGCTTCATCTGACTTTGATGCTAAGTTGATTATCTTCCAAGACGAGACTGGTCCTCTAGTGGAAATTCAAACGCCAAGCAGTAACTTGGAAGGCTTGGCACCACCATTTAATCAATACTTTATTGGCAAAGCTTCTGGAACACAGGGCAAAACAATCACTCAAACTCGTTGGGATTTCGGTGACTTTACCCCAGTTGTTTCTGTTGCTGAAAGCGGTGCCGGATGCTACCCAGTCCAACACAGGTTTGCTGGCAGTGGTTTTTATACTGTTAAGTTCGAAGCAATTGACTCGGATGGTCTACATGCCTCTGACACACTTATCGTTAACGCTGCCTCAGGTATTGATCCTGTAATTGTAAGTTTGTCTGGAGTACCAAGATCAGGAAATGCTGGATTAACCGTTGACTTTGATACAGTTTTCGATATTATTCCTCCGGGGGTTTCGATTGTAAGCAGGCTTCTTGCTTTCGATGATGGTCAGTCAACTATTTCTCTCAATCCTACGCATGTGTATACAGAGCCCGGCACATATAAGCCCATTTGGGTTGTCAAAGACTCGCGTGGCGTTATTTGGTCAGACTCCTTAGAGGCAGGTAATGATTATCTGAATAATTCCTAATGAATATTGTTGTATCAGATGGAATTGTAGTCAGTGGCGTAGGCGTACCTCTCAATGGTATTGCCTGGCCTTCTGGTCAATTTGACGATTCTGAACCTGGTTCGCAACTATGTGCTTTTCTTTCAAGCGTAAATTCTACGTTTGGTTTTAATCTTACGCCACATACGTTCCAGACCGAGTGGATCCCATGCGGCAACGATTGTGATTTTCACGGTGCGTCTGGGCAGTTACCGAACATTGGAAGCGATTTGGAGCTTTATGTCGGTGACTTCTACTTTCGTGGGTCCGTAGTGCATGCTGACTATACCACTAGTATTGGTGGTACGATTGTTAATGTTACTGTTGAAGATGATCGCAGAACATTACGTCGAGTAAAAGTACATACAGAAGACCTTGGAGAAGACTTGCCAAGCGGCGTCGTGTCTGTTGCTCGTGCATTCCGCAAAATCAATGGTTTAACTGATATCAACGGTGATCCGTCTAACCCTCTAATTATTGAGTACAGACGAATGCTTCAATTCGGCTGCACCTACGCCGAACTTTTGCAAGCAATCGATTTACAATTTAATGAAGGTACGTGTGCTGTTTCAACTGCTATCCTACCAACCGTAGAGCAGCTTGAAAAGAATATTGGTGGGACAATTGAGGCTATTCGTTTTCAGTTTAATTTGTCTAATCTAGACGAGGCCATGACTCGTGTTCTAGTTGATACTGGCTATGACTGGTATTGGAACATGAATTCTCAGTCTGTAAATCTTATCAATCGAAAGGCTGTTTTCGATCTTGGTGAAAGTGATATCCTAGACTTGGTATCTGAGTTTGGTAGTGCCAGTGGACTTAACGAAACTCGTCAGTTAGCCTTTGGTCAAGATGTTGTTCCAGATCCCACACGTTTTCGTGTAATTGGAGGGCATCAAGAAGGATTCATTAATTCCGATCTTCTTAGTCCGATTGATGGCTTGGATACGACCCTCCTAGACGATAAGGCTGTATTTACTCCAGCATGGGATAAAATTAACATTGGCTTTTATGACGCCGATGGTTTTTATAGGGTTTACACTCCCAGTGATAAAGAACTACAGCTTGCATTGACAGGCATTGAGCAGTGGAGTTATTTTAAGCTCTATCAGACAGCATTGTCTACAGACAATCCTCCTGGCTTTGGTTTACCGCCAGACGAAGGATCGATCGCCGCACAGGACCCAACCTTTCAAAGCAGATTTGATCCACTAATGCCTCTTGCTGGTCTTGCCGGTGGAGCAGCAGAGTCGGGCATTCGTGTGATCTCTAATCGCCGCGATGAAGCTCAGAACTGGGTTCTGGCATTTTACAATCGTGTGCGGGATCATGCCGCCAGACATTATGGAAGATCATATGTTGTAGAGGATCTTCTTTATAATGAGGGCTCTGGATTATTCCGTCTTATTGATGCTGCCTGGGCGAATGTTGAAAATCAGGTCCAAGGGTTTGATCTTTCTGCGTCAGGCACTTTGTCTACTAGCGGTGTCTTTACTGAGGATTATGAGATCAATCGTGAGTTAGGTCCGATTAGTCCTTTTGTTACAAGTGATTTTAGGGTTCGTGCTTACGCGAAGCTTCCGGCTGGCACTGTCTATGGTCCACAGGGTGATGATAATCCAGCTAGCTTTGGGAACTGGACAGAAGATGCTCCACCGTTTAATCCAGATGGTGACGGTAGCCATTACATTCCTGTTCAACTCACTATGGTTGGACAGAGGGTTGTGGATCCACGTTCGGCGGATTTATTTTCTTTCGATGCATTCCCAGAAGGAACTGTATGGTGTCAATTGCCAATTATCGCTGGTCCATCTGGCGGTTTGTTTAATGATAATATTATTTCAAACCTGGCCACTCTGTTAACAACAAATCAGAAGTTAACTGGATCTGGTGTTAATGACATCATCAACCCAGCGTTGCTTCTTGAGCCATTTAATGCACTTTCTGGGGTAGCTATTCCTATTCAAGCACGTAGTCGTTATGGCCAGTCTTATCCATCAGAATGGGTTCTTGGAGACCTTCACTATGAGCGTGATGAAGATATCCAGTTAGACGATCAGTTTGTGCCATGGGCATTTTCGCCACTTGGCAATCAAACTACGTTACAGATTATGACGGATCGTGCGGTTTTCCGTGCTCAAGGGAAAATTGTTCCTCGTAGTTCTTCTCGTTACGCAGATTTCTCGCAAGTTGGCTTGCCCTTATTGTCTTACGATTCTTTTGCTGAACAGGGCATTGGTGCTTCTGGACTTTATGGGGAAATTAGTCATGGTGTTAGCGAGCTTAACATTTCGTTTGGAATCGATGGCTTTGGTACTCGTTACAAAATTCAGTCTTACTTCCCTCAGTTTGGTAGAGAGGCTCCATTAGGTGAACGTGTGCGTGCAATTCTAAATGGAGTTCTAAATCCAATCGATTTCACTGATCTTAATCTTTTGAATCCGTTGCCGGATGCAGCTATTGATCCACTTGTTCCTGGTGATCCATTTACACCACCTGTCTTCTTCGATACTTCTCAGCGGGCCGTTAGAGTTACTATCACGGAAGTTAACAATGTGTTTGCTTTGTCTTCTACTGAGTTTGAAGAAGAAAGATATCGTGGTGAAGATCAAAACGAATACACCAAGCCGCCGAAGTTTGCAGGATCTTCTAATCCCGATTTTGTTGATGGTGCGATTTGTATCGATGGATTCTTAAACATTGGCGATGAAGCCATTTATCATACAGATGACTTTGAGCTTCCTGGCGGAAATAGTGTTTCAAGATATTTTACTCAAGGAAGACCTTTTGGAAATGGTACTATTGTTGAGATTGCACAAACTAATGCAGATGATCCGACGACTTACGATGTAACGATTGTTGATCCTACCGCTCAGGCAGAAGGTATTACTCGTGCCATTAAGGGAGTGCCTGTTCTTAACGGCAGTGTTTCGATTGGGGACAAGACAACCCTTGCATCGCAAGGCGATGCTCCGGTTACGCCTGGATCGTCTGATGGTGGTATCTTTGTTAACGGGACAAGTGCGGCTGGTGCTGGTGTGACTCCAGTAGAAATTGTTTCGGTAAGTAATCAAGGCTTGAACAATGCACGGGTCACTTGTATTGGTTTGGATTTTGATGGAGTAGTTTCTGCTTCGGGCGAGACATTTGTAAATGTGATTCCATTACCTTTTGCTCAATTTGCCGCTTCTGGCGATCGTGGTTTCTTGGCTGAGGCAATTGTTCCTAGCGGATCTACCACTGTAACACAACCGTTTATTGAGATTGTCAAGCCAGCCTTTGAGCGTTTTAGATCGTTCTAATGACTCTTGCATCTGGACAATTCCCTTATGAAGTGGACTACATTGTGCCGTTCGTTGCCGAACAGACGATCGGCATCTCTGGCATTATGCTTGAGCAAGCTCAGTTTTTAATTACTGCTGAAAGACGTAAGTTTGATTCAAATGATGCACATGAGCTTAATGACTTTTTTGTGTATACAAATCAATCCAATTCTCCCTCTGGTGGATACGAACCAAAAGTCGATGGTTCAACTCTTGCTAACCTGCTTAATCCGGGCACTATTGCCACTGACAACATTTTAGAAACTCGCGATGCGTTAGAAGATTTGTTTGCTGACTATGCTTCAATTACGGACTACGAAGCTAACGACCATTTTAAGGATTGGATTCAGCAAGCATTTCCTAATAGCCCTAGTGGACGCTTTGATATTCTTCCTGCGAGTGAGGATCCTACAAATGATGAAACGAATTTCATGCGTCCAGCATTACCTTTTAGTGCGGGTCGTATTTTAGACGCTGATCCATTTTGGCTTGGCGGCTCGGGGATTTTCTTTGACATTGATTTTGGCGAAGTTTTGTTTCATCCTTATCCATTCTTGCGTGCTGCGGCACAAAGAAATTCAGTCGGTACATTGCAAACGCTGAATGTTGTTGCGGAACCATTCTTCCCAGCATTTCATAAGACGGACGGCACGGTTATCAATACCACTGGTCGTGAGCCGCGTAGGGACAATGGCACGGCTACCAACCTGTATACTGATCATGTTGCTTCTGGTTACATTAGAGTAAATGGTTACGGATTGGTGCCTCAGACACAACACCTGCTTGGCAAGTTTTTGTTTGGCGATCATACAATTTATCCACCGGCACACTTTACTCATGAGATTTTTGAGTCTAACGACGTTGTTTACGTTTCGCCACAAGCTATTGCAAGCGGCGTGTATCGTGCAAGCGTAAGCAATGAAAATATTCTTGTTGCTGGTGCGGGAGTGCCATCTGGTTACATTAGTCAACATCCTCATCCTGATGATTCATATCCCCAGGAAGATAACTTTGCCGAGACTGCTACTGGCTTTGAAGTCTTTGATGATTGTTTTTGGCTGTCAGCTAGAGCAAATTTTGGCAATCTGAATGGAGATTCGTTGGGCATGTCTATTGTGTCGCCATTCACTTTTAACTTCATGTGGACAGCCATTGCTAATGGTGATTGGGATGATTATTTTGGTTTAGCTAAAGATGGTTCATCTGTTTATAGAGTTTTTCCACAAACCTCTACAACTAGCACTTACGATGTAGACACTAGAATTACAATTAAAGAATGGACTCGCGGCTCTTGTACTCTACAAAACACAACTACCGTGATTACTACCTTGGATATTGATCAACAGATGACTCTTACTGATATTGAGTTTGATGGTTCTTTCTTCTATATTAGTGGGTCTTCTGGTGGTGGCCAAAGGTCTTTCAAGCTCGATAATTCTTTGAGCGTTGTAAGCACATACGATACCAGTTTGGGCAGAATCTTTGCGGATGGTAGTTTACTTTATAGCTATGTTGGACATCAGATTTCATCAATGTCTTTGACGGATGGTTCACCGGGCACCGTTAGTTTTGGTACTGCGAAACAAATTGATTTAACGAATGTTGATGGCGGTCTCTTGAATGGCCTTTCTTTTGTTACAATTCACGATATCATTACTGTGAATGGTGCTTCTAATGCTAGGGATGGAATTTACGCTCTCATTGGCCAGGATAATTCGACTTTCATCTTTACTCAAGAATTATACATTCTTAGAATTGAAGAAGGAGTAACAGAGTGGGATGTTTTAGACTGGGTTAAGCTTACCCGCTCTGGTACTGGTTTCCCATTTACAGCCTTTATTGACATTGATTACTACGATGTTCCTTAGTGTACTATTAATTGGCATTGCATGGCATAGCCGTTTTGTCGGATGCGTTGCTAAAGCATAGCAAGACACAAACTTACGAACATTATGGTATCAGGAATTCGATTTTTTGCATGCTCTGGAGCGTTAGGACTGCTTGGAAACATTGGCGGGGAGGATCCCACTACTGTTGACCGTGCTGAGCCGCTTTTAGAGATTTTTAACTTTGAGATTGGTGCTACGGATAGCCCCAATCGCATGGGCTTCTTTGGCAGTGCTGGAGCCCCTAACTCGGCCGTTGTGGTTGGTCAATACCAGCAAACGACGCATAGGACCAACGAAGATGGTGATGATCTTGGTCCAATGATTAACAACAGATTTGTTAATTCTACTAACGCCATTGTGTCTGGAACCTTTGGAGCGAACGGTGTTTTGGGTAGTATTGCTGTTGATGAAATTCCTGCTGAATCTGGCACGTTACTGTGTCGTTTCACGGAACCCAATGGAACTGCGGTGATTACGCAATCTGCGACATTCCGAGCAATTAACTTAGATGCTGGTTCAGGTGCTCCAAGCATTCTTGATCTTGCTTCAAATATCACAATTCAGGCGGCTCAACTTGCCGACACTGCCGGTAATGCCGCTGATTCGAGTTGGAGTGAAATTTCGGATGGTGGTGCCGCACTAGGCTTGGCCGACCAAAGCAATGAGGCTAGCGTTCATGATTTTGCTCTGCTCATCAGTGGTTCGCCATCGGCAGCGGGTCGCAAGATTGATTTTGCTTACTACATTCAGCTTGAATTCTTGTAAGATTTAACATATAGCGTTAATGGCGAGGCGGCTTTAAGTCGCCTCGCTTTTTTTGTAGACGGCGTGGCTGCAAAGTGGTATCATGCAGTTACATGGAGCTATCATTCAGTTCAAAAGATCGTTATGTGCCAAACCCGAAGGAGGGAGGTAGTCGCTGGATTGCCTCTCTTTCTGATGGTACGACTGTGTTCGAAGACGTAACTCCCGGCGTTCGTTCGGCTTGGCTGCGTTTGAGTGATTACGTACAAAAGCACAACCTCAAGGTTACGAACCTTCGTCTTGAGTCTGCCGGTAGACAGGTCGTGTTAGTTCCATATAGGGATGCTAATGGCGAACCACAGTTAAATGGTTATTGGCACAGCAAGAAGATTCAGGCTCTACTTGGCGTGCCAGGCGATACGCAATTTCAAGAAGTTGGAATTGGTTACTTGAAAGCTAAGGATATTGTCATTACTTGGGTTGGTCAGAATGGCAGTATCAAGCAAGAAATTCGAGAATACAAAAAGGACGATCCTGCGGTAATTGTTAATGATCATCCTGCATGAAGTACGAGTCTATTACAACCCCCGAAATTGAGCACGACGATGCTAATATCTTAGCTGAGTTCGTTTGGCTAAATCGCGATATTCGTGCTGACATTTTTCCTTGGCGTGGAGAGAATGGTACTGAGTGGGGCAAGATTGTTGCTGCAATCAAGAAGCTCATGACAGACTCGTATGGTTTAACGCCACAACAGATTGCATTCTACATCTGGCGTTGCAAGCCTCGATACATTAATCCTTTCGAGTTTGCAAAGATGGCCGTTGTGGCCCGCAAACTATTTAAGCCGCTTGATATCGAACAAGTAAGAAGACTTTATCTGGATCGCCGCAAAGAGCTTTCAAGTTCCGGCATGGAAAAGGTTGCTTACAAACAAGAAAAACCAAAAACACTACTTACATTTTTAAGGGAGCTAGAAAGTGCCGAAAAAGAAAACTAGTACAGCCGCACCCAAGGCGGACATTGACTTCAAGTTCTTCCGTCAAGAAACGGAAGGTGACGATGTTCGTGTAATGGAGGGCCACGAAATTGGCGACCCTAAGCCCAACAGGAGCGGTTCATTTAACCTAGACTACGACCTCTGTATTCCTTTTCCAGAAGGAAGGATTACGGAAGTGTTTGGCGACGAAGGTACTTGCAAGACTACATTAACCTTAGAGGTAGCTGGTCAAGCAATTAGCAAGGGCAAGAAGGTTTTGTTTGTTAATATGGAAAAGAACCTCAATTTGTCTCTCATGAGAACGGTTCGCAGTTTACGTCCTTATCTTGATGATGCCATTGAGGCGATGAAGAATGGTAAAGAAGTAGACTGTCCGCTATGGATTGTTAATGCTCGTACTGGTGAGCAGGGGCTCGAAATTATGCGTAAGTTCTGCACCATGTGTCCAGAGGGTGTTGCTATTCTTGATTCAATTGATGCCGCACAGCCAGAAGCCGTTTTGGTTGGAGAGATTGGAGAAAACAAGGTTGGTAACCTTGCTAAACTGATGTCAGACGCCATGCGGAAGTTGATCGATGCTTCTGAAAAGAATCGGGTCGCATTAGTTTTTGTAAATCAGATTCGTGAAAAAATTACCATGTACGGTGATCCCGCCGATACTCCTGGTGGCCGTGCAATGAAGTTCTATGCCTCTCAACGTATTAAGCTTCAAAAGCCGGGCAAGGCACAGATGCTTGTGGATCAAGATGGCGAGCGTATCGGTGTAGAGATTCGTTACAAGGTAGTTAAAAACAAGGTGGCACCAGATGGCAACGAGGGTTCGTTCCTTGTATTGTTTAAGAACGGTGTATTCCGCGAAATGGAGCTTATCCAGCAATGTTGTAATTTTGGAGTGTTGCGGATGGGCGGCAAGGGCGGGAAGCAAGTCTATCTTCCAAAGATCAATCGTGAGACTGGGGAATTTATTGAGGAAAAAGGTGAACTGGTCGCTTCCTGCATGTCTCAGTTTCAAGCCGCTCGTCGTCTTCTTATGGACGAGACACTTACTGCCAAGCTTACCGAAATGCTAAACGAAGCATTTTCGCCAGAATCGGTTGATCCTATGGATAGCCTAATTGATGAAGTTCAAGACGCTGAGTGATAGAGAGGTTCGCTTGGAGATCAATGCTGCGAATTATCCAGTCCGCTCCAGAGAAGAATCTAAGTCGAACGGCCAGTACCTTTTGGGTAGGGTCATTCGTAGCGTCTATGGTTTTAATGCCGTGATACTTGAGGAGTTTCCTGCACCAGAAGAAAGGCTTTGGCTAGATTTTTACTTGCCTCATCATAAACTTGCTTTTGAATATCAGGGAGAACAGCACGATAAGTTCAACAAGTTTTTTCATGGGGATAAAAAGGGCTTCGAGCAATCTAAGGCACGCGACGAACGTAAACGTGCCTGGTGTGAATTAAATGATATTACATTGATTGAGGTTCGTGGTAATGTGACCGATAAAGAACTAATGGACATGATTGTTGAAGCTCGGGAAGCTGAGAAAGAAAATGAGTAATGTTGCAGCAGAAAAGGTGTTCTTGTCCGGGCTTGTTCAGTTTCCAGAAAAGCTGTTTGAGTTTGCCGAGTATTTAGACGAAGATGATTTTGAGCATTCGACGCCGCGAATGACTTATGAGGCAATTCGTTCTCTTATTATTGACAAGGAAGCTCAGAAGATTACGAAAGCGAAGATTGTGTCGGAAGCAAAATCGCTTGGTCATCAGAATTATCTTTCTGCTACTCGAAATGGGGAATGGGTAGACGAACTTTTTGCAGAAGAGATTACGGTCCATGAGATCGATAATCATTTCTTGGAAGTTAAACGTCAGGCTATTGCAAGGGCTTATCGACAGTCATTCCAAGAGCTACGCAATTATCTCGATACAACAAGCGATCCGCTCAGTGCGGTTATCTCCACTGTTGAAAACGAGATTATTAGCAAGGTAAACATGATCGACAAGGGCGAGCATGCCATTGTTGATATGCGAGAAGGATTTAAGGAGTTCCTAGAGGAGCTTGCCGATGATCCTGGTCACATTGGTCTTGATCTTGGATACCCTATTCTACAGGAACGTATTGGGCGTATTCGCAATGGTTCTCTTCATCTTGGTGTTGCTACTACTGGTAGCGGTAAGAGTCAATTTGGTCTCGACGCTGCGGTTGCGGCTGCACTAATGGGGCTACCTGTTTTGTATCTAGATAGTGAGCTAGATAAGCATTCTCAATGGGTTCGCATGGCATCTATTTTGGCACGCATTCCATCAGATATCGTTGAGTCTGGTTTTTGGAAAATGGATGCTGACCAGTTACGTGATCAGGGGCTTGATCAGCAACAGATCAATGAGATTCTTGCCTATGGTCGTCGCTTGCGTGATCCTAAGTTGTGGGAGCGTGTAGAAAGGCTTCCAATTTATTATCAATCTATCAGCGGTCTAAGTGTGCCCGACGTTGAACCTCATATGCGACGCTGGTTGCTTACACATGTTAAGCCAAGTCGCGAAGCGAAGATGCCGCAATGCCTGATTGTTTATGACTACATTAAGCTTGCCATGACGAGTGAAATGCGTCGCGGCGTACTTCAAGAGTGGCAGCAGAATGGTTTGTTCGTGGCACAATTGCACGACTTTATTCAGAAATACAATATTCCCATGATTGCATTTGGCCAGACCAACAATGAGGCTGACGAGGGCATTCGTGCGGTCGCGGGAGGGAAGCGAATCAGCGAAAACGTTGACTCGGTTTTCTATATCAAACGCAAAACTGATCGCGAAAGAGCAGAGGACCCAGTAGGAACTCACAAGGTTTCTATTTGGAAGTCTCGCTTTGGCCGTGGTCTTCATGACGCATACATTAACTTTGAAGTTGATCTTAGCTGCGGTAATTTCCAAGAGCTTGAGATTGGTTCTGTAAGACAAGATAATAACGATGACGATTCCGAAGAAGAAGATTGAGCAGCTAAAAAAGCACGCCACTCGTAACGCTCACAAAGTTTTTGATAAACTTGGCATGAGTCATTATGATCGTGGCGACGGACTCATTCAGTCTGTATGTCCTTGCAAGCAGCATCCTGGTGATCGCAATAACGCTACGGCATTTAGCTGGCGTACAGATATCGGTAAGTGGGTTTGTTGGACTCACCATTGCGAAGAGAGCCGGGGTAACGATATTCTTGGTTTAGTCAGTAGCGTCCTGGGTACAAACTTTGCAGATACGGTAAAATGGATCGAGAGCGTAATGAACGACGAGAATGTTGATCTTGCGGCTGACGTTGCAATGCCCGAGACTCGTCGCGATCAGGTCTTTGTTCACGAACCTTTAAACGAAGACAACCTTAAGTTCTTGCAACCAAAGCCTCGCTATCTTATCGATCGCGGATTTGATTCCGGGGTTCTACAAAAATATCAAGTTGGCTTGTGGCATCGTCCAGCCACGTTCATGCACGATAGAGTTATTTTCCCCGTGAGGGACGACGAAGGGCATTTAGTCGGCTATACCGGCCGCACTATTCACTCTGAATCCTATTTCGAGAAAAAGGGCCTTGCTTATAACAAGTGGGTTCATGGGCGTCACTTCAATAGATGGCCCAAGCGTGGAGAGCTTTCGACTGGATCGATTTTGTTTAATTTACACAAGGCAAAGAATTGGATTGAGCCCCATCGCAGGATTATTCTAGTAGAAGGACCCCTGGATGGCATGAGGCTTGAGGAGGCTGGTATCCGAAACTGGGTTGCTACTCTTAGCACTAATTTTTCAGCAGCACATCGAACTCTGTTGGTTAAGTATGGCATCCGTCATTTGTATGTTGCTTACGATCAAGACGATCCCGCGAATTACAAGAATAACATTGCCCCTATCGACAAGGCTCTTGAGAAGATGAGACGTATCGTTGGAGACCTTTTCGAGATTAATGTCGTTAAATTGCCATTTGGTAAGGACTGTGGCGACCTGACGGTAGAAGAAGCACAACAAATTTTCGAGGACATTAAATGAAGTTAAAATCAATTTCGCCTAGTCGTATCAAAACCTTTGATATGTGTAAGTTCAAATACTGGCTAACTTACCATACTAAGTTGGCTTTGAAATCGAATTGGGGTGCTGCACATGGATCTCTAATTCATGATGTGCTAGAATACTATGTAAATGGTGAGGATTCAGAGTGGGTTGATAGACTTTATCGTGGGTATGGTGGCACGTTAGAAACCATTGGCCGCTATGGTGATCCTGAAACCATGGAATCTCCTCTGGTTTGGGCCAAGTCAAAAGACTTTGCTGACAAGAAACCGTTTTGCGATACCTGTCCTTACGTCGGTGAAGATAAGTGTACGATTTCGCAAGAGCCTCTTGATGCTCTTACTGGATGCCCCAGGGATCTGTTTGATAACTCTATTTCCATGGTTGAGAATACCATGCGTCGTTATGAAGAGATTTGGCCGCGTACACTTAAGGATTCTGATGGAAAAATGGTTGGTTGTGAATACCAATTTAATATCAAAGTGCCTGGAACGGATGTTCCCATGATTGGTATTATTGACCTTGTGACCGAGCTAGACGAAGACACGATTGAAGTCATTGATTACAAGACAGGATCTTGGACTCAGAATTACGATGAGTGCCGTGAAGATATTCAGGTAAGAATGTACTCGCTTGCTGCTCGCCGTGAGTTTATCGATGATGTAGCTGGCAAAGGATACAAATACAAGAATATTCTTTTGACGTTTGATTACTTCACTGAAAAACCAATTACTGTGGCGTTTTCAGAAGAAGAGGATCTTGAAACGGAAGAGTACGTTCGTAAGAAGATTGAGGAGATTCAGTCAACCGAGTGGATTGATAGAATTGTCCGAAGCAATGAAGACCTAGACAAGCGATCAGCATGGAAGTGTCGTTCATTGTGTGATGCTGAGGTTTGTAAAGCTAATTGGAAAGGAAGGTTTAATATCAATGGCTAGAATTAGTAAAGACTGGGTTGGTGCCTATTTTGATCATGGCGTAGACATTACGAATCGTTTTATTTTCCTAACTGGTGAGATTGACGAGCACAGCAGCGGTAATGTAATTCAAGGCATGTACTTAATGGATCAACAAAATGAAAAACATGATCCAATTGAGTTAAGAATTTCTTCTTATGGTGGCGATGTTTATGACATGATGGGAGTACATGACGTTACTAGGACACTTAAGTCCCCAGTGCATACTTTTGGTATTGGCAAGATTATGTCAGCGGCTACGCTTCTTGTCGCCTGTGGAGAAAAGGGTAATCGTTGGTGTGGTCCAAACACGACTTTTATGGTACATGTTCCGTGGTGGGGAAGCAATGGAGAAAATTTAAATCAGCACAATGGACACCTGGAACACGTTAAAAAGTTTTGGGAACGCTGGTATGACCTTATGGCGAAGTATACCAACAAGCCAAAAAGCTTTTGGAAGAAACTATGTGCCAAGCCACACGATGCATACTTTGGTGCAGAAGAAGCCCTGGAATGGGGCGTAATTGACAATATTTGGGATGAGAAGGAGGGTGAGTGATGGCTGCTCATGAAGTTGATATTACATGTTGGACATGTGGCCACAAAGAGACCATGATCATGACTCGTCGCCAAGAAGATGCTTTGGAGAAAAAGATTCCGAAGATGAAGGCTGTTTGCCCAAAATGCAAAGAAGAGGGGCGTGGCAACCAGCCTATTTTCATTTCGAGAGGAGAAACTCTCTATAACCCTGGAAAGGTCTTTATCTGTGAACATGGACACGTTAATGTTGTGGGTGCTTTTAGTCATGGCTGGCTTAGCATCAAAACTGGTCCCAACACGCATACAAACATAGAGGGGCGTATCGAAGATATCGAATCGATGCTTGACGATGGCACTCTTTGTTGTCAACATGAGGATGAGGAAGAGAACGTGTGTCAGGCCAAATTGATTCCTGCTGACGATACTGAGCTATCCTACGCTAATGAGCCTGGAATTAAGACTCGTGTGCGAGTTGGTGATCTATGGGACAAGCACAACATCGATCCTGTTCGAGAGGGTAGTTACGATGGCAGTGGGAATTACAAGGAAACTCGTTCCCAGGTGGCGAACAGAGCACGACTTAACAAAATGCGAGAACGAAACATTAAGAAGCATCCTGGTAAGCGTGTCACTAAGCCCACTAAAAAAGTTTACGAAAAGCGACCTAAACAATGACCTTTGTAAATCTAAGCGTTCGGTCTAAAGCCTCGATGCTTTATGGTTCTGCTGACATTAAAAATGTCGTCAGTCGGGCCAAGGAGTTGGGACAGCCAGCGGTGGCTTTGACCGATTATTCCAACCTATACGACGCGATCTCTTTTTACAGAGAGGCTACCAATGCGGGCGTTAAGCCTATTCTTGGGGTCGATCTGTTCTTTTGTGAAGATGCTCTTGAGGCTCGTGATCAAAAGGTGCGTCAAGTTACTCATATTGTTCTGCTTGCGGAAAACGAGACTGGCTGGAAGAACATTTCACGCTTAGTGTCCATGGCACATTCGGAAGAGTATTACTATTACAACCCGCGTGTTGACTTTGCTCTTTTAGAAAAATACAAAGAAGGGGTTATTTGTCTGTCAGGCAGTAGCTTCGATGGAGTCATTTCGTCTAATCTTTACGACAAGAAGGACGACGCGGGCGATGTTTTTGCTCCTGCTGCTTTGTTTAAAGCCGACGGTCTTGTTCGTCGTTTCCTTAAAATTTATGACACGGATCATTTTTTCCTTGAAGTACAGGATCATGGTCTTGCAGATCAGAAAATCATTAACTCTAGACTTCGTAATCTTTCTAAGAAGTATGGGGTTCGTACTGTAGCGACTAACAACGCTCATTATGTTGAGGAGCATGACGCTGAGGCACATCGGACGCTCCTGGAAATGAATCAGAACAAGTTTAGTCGTGCGACTTATGCTGATTTTTCCGTAGAGGAGTATTACCTCAAGAGTCGTGACGACATGGTTATCCTTGATGTCACTGAGGATGAGTTGGATGCCGCCCTAAAAATTGCTGATTCTTGCAATGTAGACATTGATCTTAAGAAGCGTAGATTGCCCAAGTACAAGTTTACTCCAGACGGGACTAGTCCCATGGACTATCTTCGAGAGCTTTGCGTGCAGGGCATGAAAAGACTTGCGATCAATCCTACGGATGGTGATGATTTCGAGACTTATCAAGAAAGGCTTGATAGAGAGTTAAGCGACATTGATGAAATGGGGTTTGCTGATTACTTCCTCATTGTTCATGATGTCATGTCTTGGATTAGAAATGAAGGCATCCTTGTTGGTCGTGGACGCGGCAGTGCGGGTGGTAGCCTTGTTAGCTATTTCCTGGGGGTTACTGAAATCGACCCCATTGAGTATGGTCTCATTTGGGAAAGGTTCCTTAACAAAGGTCGCGGTGGCTTGCCGGATATTGATTCGGATATTCCGAGGTCGCAACGTCAAAAAGTTCTAAACTACATTCGAAAGCGTTTCGGCAATGCTAATGTTGCACAGATTGTTACGCTTGGTGGTCTTCAAGCAAAGGCCATTCTTAAGGAAGTATTCAGAGTTTACAACATGCCCTTTGATGAGGCTAATGCAATCACTAGTTTGGTTCCGGCCAAAAATGACGAACACGTAGCGATTAGCTTGCAGGAAGCTATCGATACTGTTCCTAAGCTAAAAGAGTATTACGAGCAGTATAAGCCCTGGTTTAAGATTGCGTTATCTCTTGAGGGGTGCTATAAGTCTACTGGTATTCACGCAGCAGCCGTTGTGATTTCTGATGAGCCTTTTGAGGATAGTTGGTATCCGTTAACTCGTGCGAAAGACGGCAACATGATCTTCGGTTGGGATATGGGTACCGTGGATTCTTTGAGCTTGCTTAAGCTGGATATTCTTGGCCTTACCACGTTAGATGATATTCAGGTAGCCAGCGATCTTGTTAAGCAACGTCACGATATCGATGTTTCGCGTGAGAACATGCCTATGGATGATCCTAAGACCTGGGCAATGATTTCTCAGGGGTTTACTGTCGGCCTCTTTCAGATTGAAAAGCAGCTAGGACGCACATGGAGCAAGAATCTGGAGCCTAGTAATATCGAGGAGCTTTCTGATTTAATTAGTATTATTCGTCCTGGGCCGATGGAGAGTGGAATGCATGAATACTACAAAAAGGTTAAGCATGGTGGAGAAGCCAGCTATATTCATTCAATGCTGGAGCCAATTATGTCTCCGACCTATTCCGCCCTTTTGTATCAGGAACAAGTAATCGAAATTTGCAAACAGCTTGCCGGAATGTCTCTTATCGATGCCGATAAGGTTCGTAAGGCCATGGGCAAAAAGAAGCCGGAAGAAATGCGGGAGTGGAAAACCGTTTTTGAAGATGGTTGTCGCGAAAGCGGTATTGAGGCTCGTGTTGCTGATGAAATTTGGGGTTACATTGAAAAGTTTGCTGGTTATGGTTTCAACAAGTCTCATGGTGTTGGTTATGCACTTTTGGCCTATGAGACCGCTTATTTAAAAGCAAATTATCCAGTTGAATTTTTCTGTGCGAAGCTTCGTCACGCGGAAAGTCATCCTGACAAGTTTGAGCAAATGAGTGCCCTAGTGTATGATGCGAAGGTGTTTGAGATTGAGGTTGTGCCTCCTCGTGCCTCATTGGGAAATAAGACTTTTGAGGTTATTGATGATAATCACATTGCATTTGGCCTCTCGGCCCTCAAGGGAGTTGGTGCCGCCGCCGTCAATGATTTAGCCAAGGTAACTAAGAGTTATGATAGTTTTAGTGATATCATTTGGCATGTAGTTAGTAGCAAGACTAAAATTACTTCTGCTGTTATGAACGCTCTCATCAAGGGGGGTGCCTTTGATGATAGCGAAGAACATAGGGTTCGTTGCTTAGCTGAATATCAACTACTTAGCTCACTTACGACAAACGAAAGAGAGACTGTTAAAATTTTAATTAGCAAAAACCCTGACGTAGATGATTGGGTTCGTTTTGTGCGTGCGATTGCGGACGAGGAACGTGTCGAAACTGTTAAGGACAAGTTTGGTGTTAAGGTTCCGAATAGTCGTCGTCGCATCAAGCTTAGAGAGATTTTAACTGAGTATGATCAACAAGACATTTTTGATAGCCGTGCTCAAAATATTGCATGGGAGCATGACCTCTTAGGCATTTCTCTCAGCGGTAGTGAAGCTGATGTCTACAAGAGTCAACATAAATGTATCGACCTTGTGAAGAATGGCTATGAGGGCATGCAGTTTGAAATTGCCGTCTGTATTGACAGAATGCATGAGATCCTTACGAAAACAAAGCAGGAGCCAATGGCCTTCCTGACTGTTAAAGATGATACCTATATGATGGACAACATGGTTGTTTTTCCTAGAGTCTTTCAAAAGTCAAAGCGGCTGCTTGAGAATGGCAATGTAGTTAAGATTTCTGGAAAAGTAGATGACAGGGGATCTCTTATCGCCAATAATGTAACCAGACTGAAATGAAGTACGAATACGACTTTGAGCAAATTCCACTTAGCGAACAAGATCAAGCCAAATTAGAACTTGGCATGGTTGACGTTAATGCTATTAATAGCATTATCAAGGACATTATCAACACCAGGGGGCAGGAAGGCTGGGAAGCTCTTTACCCATTTTCAGCACCCTATATTTGGTTTAGAAAGCCTGTCCGGTCACGCCAAAAGAAAAATGATGTATGAGGGTCTTGACGTTGATGGACTTCTAGAAGAGTATGGTCCTATCGTTCGTAAAATTGCCCATTCGGCTAGATACTCTTCTAGTGCATTAGACATTAATGACTTGTATCAAGTAGGCAATGTGGCGGTGTTGAGGGCTGTATCAGCCTATGATCCCAGCCATGGCATGTCGATTAAGTCTTTTGTGGCTCGCACAATTCGCCGCGATGTTTACAATGAGGCCGCACGTTTCTTGGGGGTTTTTACGGTGGACTTTCGCACGACAGCATTAGCCTCAAAAGCTAGGCAGTTTAATGAACAGGGATTAAAGACGCTAGAAATTGCCGAGCGTCTTTCAGAGAGTAGTGGCCGCAATATTTCCGAGTCTCACGTTATTGCCTTACTCTCGGCCTATGAAAAAAGACACACTCAGCCGTCAGAGGACGATCGCATGGAAGATCCTGGCGGTGACGAGATTGCCATTTCTAATCTTATTTCAAGCGTGATTAACAACGAGATTGAGCAACACATTGTCAATAGAAGAATCATGGGTACTGATTCTGCAAAAGATGTTGCCAGTGATTTATCTGTATCCGTCAATAAGGTCTACGAAATCGAAGCCGCACTTAAAGAAAGAATTCAGTTTGCCATTCAGGAGGCAGTTTAATGAAAAAACGTATTTTGTTTATTGGAGAGGCTAGCTTTCTGAACACGGGTTTCTCTACTTACTACAGAGAACTTCTTCCACGATTGGTGAAGACTGGCAAGTATGAAATTGCAGAGCTTGGCTGTTATGCTCGTCAGGATGACCCTCGTGCTGAGGAGTTTATCAGGGGGCGATGGAAATTCTATGGGGTTATGCCTACAAATGAGGCTGAGGCCCAAGCTTTTCAAAAGCCATGTGCTCATCCTCGTGGTAGGGGCCAAAATACTAATCAGTTTGGCGAATACAAATTTGACGCCGTACTAGCGGATTTTCAGCCAGATATTGTGATTGATATTCGTGACTGGTGGATGCTTGAGTATCAAGAGCGTAGTGCTTTTCGTAACTGGTATAAGTGGGTCGTAATGCCCACCGTGGACGCGGAGCCTCAGTCGGAAGAATGGATTTCTACGTATGAAAATGCAAATATGGTTTTGGCTTATTCTGATTATGGAGTACATACTCTTCGTCGCCAAAGCGTGATGATGCCAAATGGCAAGCGTCGCATGAAGATTTTCCCCAAGGCCATGAGGCCGGGCGTTGATCTTGATACTTTTAAGCCGATGGATAAGAATGAAATTAGAGACCATTGGAATTTAAATAAGAGTCTTCCGATTGTTGGTACCGTTATGCGTAACCAGAGTCGTAAGTTATATCCTGATCTTGTTGATGCTTTTGCGTTAATGAAGAAGCGTTATGAGGGCAATGAAGTTGCTGACAAGGCGGTTTTGGCGATTCATTCCTCTTGGCCAGATAACGCACACTCTTACGATTACCCGCGACACATCATGCGTCTTGAGTCATACGATTGGATGCCGCATCATTACAAGGGCATTCGTGGTAGCATTATGCAAACTGTGTACTGTCATCACTGTGGCGAAAGCTCGATGACTTTTGCTATGAATTTGTGGAATAAGCCTGTCCAAGATGGTCGCATCAAGCTACCTTGTCCGCATTGCGGCCAACAAGAAGCTTCGCCGCCTAATACAAGCGTGGGCTTTGACCGCGAAGAACTTGCTAAACTTTACAACGCCTTTGATGTTTACGTTCAATGCTCAATCTGTGAGGGTGACGGCATGCCGATCCAGGAAGCTAAGGCGTGCGGCGTACCAACGCTTGTAACTGACTACACGGCTATGCGTGAAAAGGGACGCTATCCTGACTATGATCATTTTGAGGATTTGGGCATCAATGAGAAAAATTACACACTGGACAAAGGTGGGGAAACTATTGATGTGGGTCGTTATTACTATGAGCCAGAAACAAGTTGCATGCGTGCCCATCCAGATGTAAGCGATCTTGCTGACAAGATGTTTAAAATGCTTTCTGATAAGGAACGTCTTAAGAAAATGTCTGTCGAAGCTCGTGAGTGCGTAGAGGAACACTACGACTGGAATGAACTTTGGAAGCAATGGGATTATGTGCTAGAGAACATTAAACCATATGATCGTTCGGAAACTTGGGATTCGCCCATTGAAGACCATGATGAAGTTGCCGCTGTTCCAATGCCAGACGGTCTAACTAACGAACAGTTTGTAGATTGGCTGTACATGGAGGTTCTTAAGTACTCCCAGGTTGATCCCGAGGGGGCAAAGACATGGGTTAGACACCTTGAGGCTGGAGCTACTCGTGAGCAACTTATGAGTCAGTTTGTTCAAATTGGTAACCAACAGTCGAATGCTAGCAAGGCTCGTGATCATGTTCGTAGACAGGTCGCTGGCATTAAACCCATCCAGAAGAGAACTCAGGAGTTTGTATGAAGTTATTGTTTACAGGACCCCTACAAGATTTTAGTGGGTTTGCTCATGCCTCGCGTGAATTCATGCGAGCGTTATTAGAGCATGATAAATTTGATGTTGTTGCTCGTGCCCTTAAGTATGATCAATTAGATGAAGGCCAGGAGTTCAAAACGCCCAAGTGGATGGAGGAATGCCTGGAAAAAGACCTGATGGACGTTGATGTTGCTATTCAAATGACGACATGTAACGTTGAAGCACAGCCGGTTCCAGGTATTGTAAATGGACTCTATACCTTTTTTGAAACCGATCGATTACAGGTAACATGGGCACAGAAGGCTAATGAATTTGATTTCATTTTGGTTCCTTCTCGACATAATGCGGAAACGCTATTAAAGTCTGGCGTGCAACGTCCAATCTTGGTTGCTTCTCCACCATGCGACAAGAACGTTTACGAGAAAGACTATGCTCCGTTCCAGATTGACAATGTTGATGGAAGAACTGTCTTTTACAACATTTGTCAGTTAAGCAATAAAAAAGGAATTGATTTACTTCTGCGTGCCTACTACGCTGCTTTTGCTGGCATGAAGGATGAGGTTGTTCTTGTTCTTAAGACGTATGTTAATATGCAGGGTCGTGGCAATGATCTTGAAATGGTTAAAGGGTACGTCAATGCTGTTAAGCAGAAGTGTCGCATTCCTGCCGAGTTGCCGCCGGTTCTGCCGCTGGTGTACACGATGACAGATGAGGAGATTCACGGTCTTCATCGTCGTGGTGATGCTTACGTTTGTTCGAGTCGCTGTGAGGGGTGGGGCATTCCTGTGTTTGACGCACTTGCTCATGGTAACACGGTGATTAGTCACAATCAAACTGGTCTCGCGGAATTTGTTTCTCAAGACAATGCCTTGATCTATGGTGGTTGTGCCAGCCTATTCTATGACATGCCGCATCCTGATCCTGGTCTTTTTACTGGCCTTGAGCAGTGTTTCGAGCCATCTGTTGCTGAGCTTGCCATGGTTATGCAGAGGTATCATCTTCTACGCAAAGGTAGCGATGCTGGCGAATTAGACGAAAAGAATCAGAAGGAATGGGAGAGCGTACTTGTTCGTCGTTCCAACGCTCGTCATGTTGCAGATCGATATGATTTCCGTCGCGTTTCTGAGAAGATTTGTGAACAGATTGAAGTGGCACACGATACTTACAAGCAAACTGGCGTAGCTCAATTCCAAGGCGACAAGAAAACTTTAGAACAATGAACCAACAACAGATTTATTACGAAAGCCAAATGCAAAGCATTGCGGAACGAGTTAACAAGCCAGTGAGACTTGTGCAAGCGATCCAGATGCATAATGAGGAAGAATTTGCTGAGGCTGTTCTTGGGTCAATCTACGATGAGGTTGATCGTATCATCGTTATCGAAGGAGCCGTGGAAAACCGCCCCAATTCGACAGAGGATGGTCATTCGACCGACCGGACCGCCGAGATCATTTCTGATTTTAAAGCAAACAAAGATCCAGATAACAAAGTCTTAGTGATTTCGATCAAGAAACCATGGAAGAACTTAGAGGAAATGAAGCAAACTTTCCTCGATATGTCGGTTCCTGGCGATTGGCTTATTATCAACGATGCTGATGAGTTTTATCGTCCAGAAGATATTCGTCGTCTTCGTAGGGCTATTGACCTTAATCCTCATGCGTGTGAGTTTGTCCCCAATTTCCTGCACTTTTATGGTGATTGTATGCATGTCGCTGTTCCTGGTCCCGAGTGGCAGCCGCAGCATCAACGCATCTTTAAGTATGTTCGTGGAATGAAGTATAACAGTCACCCCGTTGTTACTGATCCGGCTGGACATTGTACGTACTTTTCGCCTCATTATCAGCGTCGTCGCGTAATGCTGAATGACTTTTTTATCTATCACTACGGCTATGCTCGTCGCGGCATGAACGAAGTCATGAAAGAAAAGCAAGAGTATTACGAAAAAGAGTTAGTTGCTCACGGCAAGGCAAATGAGAAGTTCGATCAAAAGGTGAAGAATTGGTTTGATGGAACTGAGCCAGTTTTGTCTTACGATGGCCCAAACCCTTGGCTTGATTGTTATTTTCTCAAAGCTGGTAGGCCGCTACCAAGCATGATTAGTTCGCATGAGCTAAATGTTGTTGGTAGTTGGCGAGACGATCCATTTTACAGCAAAGTTCTTGCTGGAGAGGAGTGGGGTAATATTTGGCTTTGTATGACAAAACAAGCACAGCCAAACATGGGACATTACCATAATGGCATGACAGTATGATTAAACTTTCATATCTGGTTTCGACTTATGATTCTGGCCACTACTTAGATCGACACCTTGCCGATCTGATTGAACGTCAGACCGATCCTAATTTCGAGATCGTTATTGTCAATCCTAATTCGCCAGGAACAGATGACATCATTGCTCAAAAATGGGCAATTCTGGATGAGCGTATTAACTACATTCCTGTAGCAGAACGAGAACCATATGGTGCTTCATGGTTGAGAGCTTGGCGTTCTGCTACAGGGGAGTTTGTCATTAACAGCAACACTGATGACTTTCATGCCCCGCACACGACTGAGACTGTTCACAAACACATGAAGATTGTGACTGGTCCAATGGGGCCGATTAACCCTATCGGTTTTGGATACGGTGGATTAACTGTAGTTGACGATACTGGCCGACTCAAGGGGCGAGGACTCAAGCCCCAATTCGATTTCGAGCTAATGACTCGGGAGTGTTGGGCTGGCCCTCAGGTATTCTGGCGTAACGATCGGGAGTTTCGTGATTCTCTCGATTGGGATCATCTTGAAAAAAGAGCTAGTGTATTAACATCTGGGTATGACTACGCACAATGGCTATATTTTATGTCTCTTGGTTATTATGGTCATGTAATTCAGGACTTTATTACAATCTATACTCAACGATCAGATTCTTTAGAGAATTCTAATAAGTGGCTCAATAACTGGGATACATTTGTATCTATTGCTGAGTATTTTCCTCATCACTTTGAGACTCACCTGAAAAAACACCAAGAATTTGTAGAGCGTTGGCCGCTAGTTCCAGATAGAATCGCGTGGTCCGATGCTATGAAGCAAGGCAAAAAATGGAGAAGTGATTATGGGTGGCAGGAAATGGAGTAACGAAGAAGTTGCAGTTTTGACCAAGTATTATGGTAGGTGCCGCTCTAGGGTAGAATTACTTGAAAAACTATCTGGACGTTCATATGATGCAATTTCAATGAAGGCTTTTTTGTTGGGGCTAAAAGGAGACTCAAGAAACTCAAATCGTCAGTATGATTTGTGGTTTGATGCCTTTGGTGAACTTACACCTGATGCAGCGTACTGGGCTGGTTTTATTGCTGCCGATGGACACATTACTGTGGGCTCGCAACTGAGTGTTGGTCTTGCTTTAAAAGATCAAAATCATTTACGTTCTCTAAAAAAGTATTTGCGTTACAATGGTCCAATTGATATTCAAAGGGGCCGCAAAACTAATTTTGGAACTTTTAATCGTGCTGTTCTTTTAATTCAGTCTGTGGATTTATGTAAGGCGTTAGATGATGTATGGAATATTCCTCCCGGCAAGAAGTCTGACGTTTTGGAATTACCAGACGTTCAAGATGAATTACTAATTGATTACATTGCTGGGTATTTTGATGGCGACGGTTGTGCGTATCACGACAAGCGTGGCTATCTAACAATCACATTCGTTGGTAATGAGGTATTTTTAAAACAACTAAAAGAAGTTGTTGATCGATATTTTAATATTAGTACGGCATTACCATACAAAAATACCAAACATTCAGATGCCTACATGTACCGTGTTCATGGAGCAAAAGCAAGAGAAGTATTGTCTCGGTTTTCTCAAAATAAAAATAGCTTGAAAAGAAAGCGACTATAGGTGTTGCCGCATTAGAGTCCTTCGGGTATAATTTCGAAGGACACCTAAAGCACGCGAAGGAGTTTCGCGATTTCGAGCAACGCCCACCGCAGGACGAATGGGTGGCTCACATGCAAGCAGGCAAGAAATGGAAATGAAAGAGCTTTTTTCAAAAATTAAGTATAGATTGACCCCGAAGGTTTATAAAGACAGGGATAGATTTCGTCGGAATTATTTTGAAACTCTGAATACATTATTAAAGATTGTTTCCAAAAATAATGAGCTTAAAGACGAGAACACCACTCTTAGAGAACATGAGATTAGTCTTATGAATAGGGTTGCAGAACTTGAGGGGTCGCCTTTTAGAGTCGGCCCCACGAGGGGAGTTATTGCAAATCAGGCACACGCTTCCAAGCAACGAATTCGGGATCTTGAGGCACAGCTATTAGCTAATGGCATTGAACCGCAATGAAGATCAAAGTTCTGCATTATCTCCGTCACCTAGCCTTGGGCGGTACGGAGAAGACCTGTCAGCTTTTCGCAAAGTATCTCGATCGCGAGAAGTTTGAGGTGTATGTAGCCTACGAGCGAACCGGCGACCACCCCAGACTCCCTCTATTTCAAGAAATTCTCGGGGACAACCTGATTGAGATTGATTCTTACGCTACTGAGGGGCAAGTAGATGCCAGTGATTTACAGTCCGTGATTGACGATAAAGGGATTGATGTGGTACATGTATATCAGAGTGGATACGAGGAATATCCTCGTCCCGGCATTCACATCAAAGTGCCGCACTTCGTGATTACGAATGTGTTTGGCTTTATCGATACCAATCCGAGAATCGATCGACACATTTTTATGAGCAAGTGGCTTATGCGTAAAGCTTGCGGAATGGAATGCCACAGTCCTAAGTTTACCTACATTGACAATCCGGTAGAAATTCAGCCACTTAAGTTTGAAACCTTTTGGGACGAGCTAGGGTGGCCAAAGGACTGTATTATTGTTGGTAGATCGGGTCGTCCCGAGAATGGTATTTACGATCCAATCAACGTGGAAGCTGCGGCTATTCTCCGTAAGCGTGGATATGACGTTCGGTTCTTGGTGCTTGCACCGCCGCCGAATATGATTAAAGACTTAGAACGGCTGGGAATTCCGTATCGGGCCATTGAGGCCACGACGGATCCAGTCGTTCTATCCAAATTTTACAATACGCTTGGTTTGTTTTTCCATGCTAGACTGGATGGCGAGACCTGTGGCGTTTGTATCGAAGAAGCGATGATGCATCACGTTCCCGTGATTACGCACCATGCCGTACCGGCCAATCCGGGCATGGGGGTATTTCAAGCACAAATGAATTTAGTTGAAAACGTTGGGCGTGTTGTTTGGCATTGTCCAGAACGATATGCGAACTCTGCCGAATAGAGAAGATTTACGAGGATATTTGTAAATGAACAAAATTAAAGTTGTACATCATGCCAAAACCGCAGGCTATAGCGGTACTGATCGCACGGCTCAACTCTTTTGTAAGTACCTCGCTGAAAGCGAGGATTTCGAGCCCTTTTACGTTTATCGCGAAGGTGATGCGGCAAACACGCGACTCGATGTAATTCGTGAGTGGATTGGTGAAGATCATGTTATCCCATACGAATGGCAGCCAGGTAAAATCACTCGCCAGTCGCCCTTTATGCCTGAAAAGGACAATTTAGCCGATGTGTTGGCGAGTATTGATCCTGACATTGTGCATATTCATCGTAGCGGGTATGCCGAATGGCCTGGCTTTCGCTATATGGCACCGCGAGCGAAGTGGGTAGAAACCAACATCTTTGGCTACAGAGACGAAACACCTGAACCGCAAATTGATACTCATATCTATATTTCTGATTACATCTATGATAAGGCTCGTCAAGCTGGGGCTCCTGATGGGCCTGTGCTCTTTAATCCTATTGAGCAACCGCAAATGCAAATGACTGGAGCCAATCAGTTGACTTGTCGCCAAAAACTTATTGAGCGTTTTAAG